TGGCCATAAAGAGAGCCACCACCCGAAGCGCTATTGTTCCAAGCAGACCAAAAACTACGAGCTAACTCTGTCTCCGTTACAAAAACATTCACAGAATCAGAACTGACAACGAGTTTGTCTGATCTTCCATTTGGATTAGATCCAGCAATTAGCTGAGTTAAAAATGATTTAACACCGCTTACGTCTTCGTCCCCAGTCAGGCCGACGTAAGGAAATCCACTCGCACTCAAAGCCGCAGCCAATTCCGCTCTAGTTATTTTCTTGGTGCCGCTACTTCCAGCGGAAACGTCAACAATAGGAAACTCATCGTCAGAGGCGGTATCGGCCCCAGCAATGGCCACTAGATCGGTTATTTTTGCATTAGCCACAAAACCCCCTCATATCAAAATGCCGTCGCCGTTTTCTTGTAAAAGTAGATCCCCGTTTTCTTGAAGTAAAAACGAATCTTCCTCAACTTCCGATTCCGGCGGCCAAGGCTTTTCGATAATCCAATCCCGTATCTTCATTAGAGCAAGGATGGTCTGCTCTTTAGATATGGTTTTGTTCCCCGACTCCCCGCCAACGACTTCCGCCAACTCAATTGTAGCCTCAATTACGTCGGACGCAACGGGTGCCCCGGCTTCCTCAATAACTTCTAAATACGCCGTTTGAGGCGTAACCCTGTACCTTCGAGTGGCCATGGTTACCGCCTTTCATCAAGCGGGTGGCCATGGTTTTGCGTTGATGTAGTTGATGATTTTCTCTAAACCCAAAACGACTTCTTCTTTGGAGATGGTGCGTTGAGCGCCTTCGGAGTAAACCGTAGCAGCCAATTCGATAGTTACCTCGACCGCATCCGACGCAACCGCGCTTCCAACCCCATCAACGATTTCAGTCTCGTTTTGGTCAGGCGAGTATTTATAAAGACGAGTAGCCATTTAAAACTCCTTTAAAGTGGTTGTGGGAGGCTAAGTCGCCCTAGCCCCCCACTACTTAACTATTGCGCGTAGCAGACTTTCACGGCAACGGTGCCGCCAGCCGAAGCTACTTCAGTCAAAGTTCCACAAACATCGTACATGATGTTGGGGTCAGCAGATAAGCCGAGAGCTTCCCACAAGAATTTGTCGGTTTCATCTCGATTGAAAAACCCGCTCGAATGGGTGACATCGCTGTTATTGATTGCTGCCGCTTTCATGTCCACGGCTGCCGCAAAAAAATCGGCATCGACTACCGCGCCACCGGCTTTGGTGGTTTGGTAAAGGCCGATATCCATGGTGCCCGTGGTTCCGAGGTCGTCTGCCGACACAAGGACTTGGCGAATGCGGACGTTGGATGGGACTTGGCAAAAACGATAAATCGAGTTCACGCTGTCGCCGGTTCCAACTTCCACAACTCCTGCGGATTCTTTTAGAAAACCGCCGACTTTAATGGCGTCCGCCAGACCGTTTGCATCTCTTGCGGTGATTGCCGCACTTTTTGTTTCAACTACTGCCATAAAATTTTACTCCTTTGGTTGTGGGAGCAGCCTTTCAGCCGCCCCCACTGGTATGGTTGCTTAGGTCATTACTCCGCGCATTTGATTTCAACAAGACGCTTTTCTTCCAAGCGGGTCGCGCCGAAAGAAGCCATGGAGTAAAGGGTCCATGGGTGACCGCGAAGGGTCTTGTCTTGGTATGCGTCGTTTACAACGTCCTGCCACATTCCGAGGTACAAGCCCGACTTAACGTAGGCGATACATCGGCGGTAAGAGCTACCGTCTGTAGGAAGACGCTCGGAGTGAATGAAGTTGAAGCCCAAAAAGCTCATCAACTTCCCATCTGTCAAAACAGGCTTCGTGTTGAAGTCCATCGAAACGATTTGAATCTCGTTTAAAAGGTCTTCTTCTTGTTCGGCGCTGATGACGCAGTAGAGTTGCTCGCTGTCGAGGTCTACTTCGTTTTTGCGGAACAATTTACGAGCCGCTTTTAGTTTTGCGACGTTCATTCCGGTTGCCGCAGTGGCTCCCGTGGTGACTGCTACGACTTGGTTGGTGTTGAAAACAGTGCTCGTAGCTCCAACTTCACCAGTCTTGTTAGCGTCAAAAATACCGCTGATGATTTCATCATCCATTGCGCGGTTAAACGCAGCGGCGGTGTTTTGAACGTAAATGGATTTCGGGTCCGAGATCATTTTCAACTTGTCAAAAGAGTCGATCTTTTGTTCCAAGTCGTAATCGACAGGCACAACCCATCGACGATCAACTGGAGCATCCGTACGCTCTTTAGGTTGAAAACGGCCCGAAACTTTCTTTGCGGCAACTGGGCCGAATTGATCGAGTGGGCTTGCTTGTTTACCAACGTGGGAGCCGGACGAAACCGACGCACGGAGGCGGGACTCTTTTTGTTGCAGAAGCAGCGACAAGTTGGTGCTGTACTGCATTACATAATGCTGTGCTAAATTAACGGACATAACGTCCTCCAAAAATTGTTTAGGTTGAACAGTTCTCGAAGTCGCTTATCCACGCAGGTGGGGCATCTTCTCGCTTGATAACCACAAGCTTATGGCCCGAGTCTTTCCTCGGCGTCCATCCGGCCTAAAGCAGACTCTCTAGGGTGTCGGATTTTTTTGGCTTGGCGGTATTGCCGCCAGCAGTCTGTTCGGAATCTTCATCCGCATACATATCGAGGCCCAGCACGAATTTCTCGTACAACTTGGCACGTTCTATGACTTCCCCGGAATCCGGAGTCCTATGTACGGCCAATTTCAGACACTCTAACCGAAGCGATGCTTCATCCACTTATTAACCCTACCTTAACAATTTGTTATGTCAACTAGGCCCCTAAACGCCTATTCCCCATATGCCATTCTATGCAGATCGGTCATACGCTTTTTGGCAGTAGCTTCGCCAGCCAGATATTTGGCGGTAAATTCAGGGTCGCCACGGAGAGTATTAATTTCCGCTATCGCTACTTCCGGCGTTAGATGCCCGGTTTCCCTTGACTGAGAGCCGTTGACGAATTTGCTTTCTCCGGTCGAGGCGCCAATTTTTTGGAACAGTTCCATAACTTTAGTGTAACCAAAGGCGTTCTCCAACGCATCAATGGCCGCGTCTTCCACACCAAACTCACGTATTGCGGCTTTTGCGGCGTTCAAGTGTTGGTCATACGCGCCGCCCCATTTTTTCTTTAAATCAGCCACTTCGGTTTCAATCGCCAACTTTTGGGCGTTCAAGCTAGTATCGGCAGAGGTCTTAGCAAACTCCGCGTATTTGTCGGCCAACGCAGCCGCTTGCTTGGCGCTTAAACCAAGCTCATGGAACGTGCCTTGAGCCCATTTGTTGAACTCAGGATTAAGCTTCTCGCCGAGCTTGTAGTCCTCTGCTTTCGCTGGGCGGCCGAGTTTTGCGTAAACTTCCTCCATTGATTTCGGGTCTTCTAAGTTTTCTGGAAGTTTAAGCAAACGCTCCTTTGGCACCCCAAAAGCGGACTCCATGTGCGCGTAGCTTTTTAGAATGGCGTCTACGTTTTCAAACTGTTTTTTGGCGACTAGGGCTTTGCTTTCGTCGTTTAACGAAGCCACCCAGTCGGAAACTGCGGGTGCTGACGGTGCCGTCGCGGTTGGTGCTGCCGGAGTTGATGGAGTAGCTGGAGCCGCTGACGGTGCCGTCCCGGTTGATGGCGTTGCGGATGTCGAAGGTGCTGCCGATGCTGAAGTATCCATTATTCATCTCTCCCGTATTTTTTCCAGAACTCGTCTGAAGTCGTGTTGATGTGTTCCATGAGCCGTAACCAAACCTCACGTCTACCCTCCAAGTGGGCTTGTACGCGGTCGTTCTCGTGGAAACACGTTTTGTTGGCGCGGCAAAACCGGGCCAAGTCTTCTAAAACTGTTTGAACGTAAGGGCTTTCTAAATTGAAAGTGTGGGAGTAAGCAATTTTACGACGAAACAAAAAGGCGCGGAGTTGCTCCGTTTTATTGGCTAATTGTTTTCGTACGTCGTCTAGCAAATTAAATCCCACCAACTTTTTTCGCCGCAGCCCCAGCCTTAATCATGGCCGCTGCGCCCGGCGCTGCCTGTACTGCGGCTTGTTCCGCCGCCGCTTGCTGTCGTCCTTGCCTAATGGCTTGAATTTCCTCAAGCGATTTTCTGAAACGAACAGGCACACCGTTGATATCCGCTATTTCTGGTACGATAACATCCCAATCAAAATGGTCAAGAGGCTCGGGGTTTTGGGTCGTCGTTGCCACGTTAATGGCGGCTTCAATCGTCCGTAACGTCCCTGCCGCTTCCTCCGCCCTCTGCGCCCGAGAGATAGGGCTTTGGTGTACGATTTGGTACTCCCCTTTAGCTTCGAGGAGTAAGCCGGGCATAGGAGGCAACAAGCCTTGGAAGCTCAAGATATCAAGCTCACGCTCAATGATGGCGCTCACGTACTCGGACTCTAAACGCCCGACGGTCGGGGCAAGTAGGATGCCTTGCTGGCGTGTACGCTCAATGACTTCGGTCGCCGTCATTTGCGGGTTTTCCATCAAGATTTGGAACAAGGTCACTAAGAATAAATCTTTAATGATCATTTGCTCGTCCATGATGGACTCACGACCAACGGCAATGTTTCCGGTAGGCAAAGTCTGCACTAACGCTCTACCGTCTTTGTTTACGCCGCCATAATTCAGTGCGCCCGGACGCATGGAAAACCCGTCGAGTACGCCGTCGTCGTGCACTAAAAGAACAGGGTCTAGCACTTTCTGACCCTGCCTTAGCATCTGCCGCTTTTGCTCATTGGCCGTCTTAATGGCTGGAAGTGCGGCCATGGCTGGGCTTCTGCCGTAAACTTCTTTGGACGCCTGTTTCCAACGTGCGGTCGGATACGGAAACGAAACGTACCCACCGCGCTCCAAGATCACTTTGCCCTCGCGCAGGATGTAGGTGCTTCTAAATTTCTTGCCTCGGTAGTCTTTTCGGTTTGGGTCAAAGTCCTTGTAGTCTTCACCGGGCTTAACACAATGCAGAATCTCGTACGATTGCTCGGGGTTTGTTTTGTTTTTCTCGACTACGGTTTGTGGAATCTTCTCAGGCCACATCTGCGCTATCTGCCGCCCGGTCATGGCAAAACGGCGATATGCTTTGTCGATGATGCCCTGATGGTTCTCGGCGAAAAAAACTTCGCTCAAATGGGGGGCTTTGTACCGTGTTCCAACGCCATTTTTATTTCCGTCAACAAACAAACTTCCCGTTCCGTAAGCGCCAACGCTTTCGAGCGAGATTTGGTTTTGGCCAGAAAAGTTGGCAGACGAGGCGTATCTCGTCATAAACAGGATGCGGTTGACTTCCTCCAAGTAAAGCCTCACTTGGCGATCCCGCATGAGCGCGGGGTTCGTCGAAGTCAGTTGATGCCACATCACGTTTTTAGGCGTTAGGAGAGAGTCTAAAATGGCGGCAAACTTGTCAAGCGACGCCATGGCGGTTGAGTCAAAAACCTCTTCGTTTCTTTTCTCACCCTGCGATAGTGGAGAGTTCATCGCCAAAAACAAACGCTTATCGTTTGGTACGATTCGTTCCGCAATTTCCGTCCAATGGCTTTCCCAATTCCCAGCCCTTTGACCAGCGAGCATTTCAAAATCACGCAAGATGTCTTGCGC